ACTTCCGCGCTGCGCAGTCTCCGACCACTGCCGCGTTTCGTCGCTTTTGGGACAAATCGCCTGCCAGAATGGCCAGGCGCTACTTGGGCGGGGAGGTGAAGGCGGCCTTGCACCCGTCGTCGATTGTGACGCCTGCGGGGACACCTTTATCGGCCGTGAGGAACAGCATGTTGACCTTGGCGCCCGCGTAGACGCCCGAGAAGCAGGTCACGCTGGCGTTCTTGTCCTTGGCGAGCGCCGCGAGTTGCTCTGGGGACATGCCGGCGAGGGCGGAGGTGCAGCCGGTGGTGAGGAGCAGGAGCATGAGTGGGAGCCACCGCGTCATCATGGCTTGGGCGCCTCCTTGGCCAGCTGGCGCTGGCTGAACCAGAAACCGATGACGCCGCCGACGATCCCGAGGAACGCCTCGGCGCCCACCTTGTCGAGCAGGAAGCCGTAGATCAGGGCGGCCGTCAGGGCGAGGGTGACCAACGGTCGGGTCGCCTTTTCGAGCGCGTCGATCATGGGAGCCTCCCGGTGTCATACTCCACGTGCACGTGCTCGTTCGGACCACCCTCGTCCTCGAAGATGACCTCGAACTGCGGCAGGAGGCGCTGGCGCAGCTCGCGCACTAAGGTGCGCTTGTCGAGTGGCTTCAGGTGCTGCGTGCGGAGGTCCCACGCCAGATCGCGATAGTGGAACGAGTCGGCGCGGTGCGTGCCGTCGTTGGCGCTCGTCAGCCAGCACTCGGCGTGGTAGCGGTCGAAGACCTCGGTCGCGACCTGGACGAGCACCGCGGCGGCTAGGCCCGCGCTCATTCCGACTTCAGGCTTGAAGTGGAACGCCATGAGCCTTCGGGTAGCACATTCCGCTTGCGCGCGCAACCACGATCATGCGAGACTCGGCGCGTCCTCCTGCGGGACGGTGCAGTGCGCTCGAGGGCGGCGCTCGTGCCCCTACACGGGCGTCGCCCTCCACCTTAGGGGAGGTGGAGCAGTGACATGGGTTCGTTTTGAGGACCTGACGCCGGATCATCCGAAGTTCACGCAACTCGGCAATCTGGCGCCACTGGCCGGGTGGCTCTGGTTTTCCGCGACGTGCTACTGCATGCGCTATCTGACTGATGGGCACATCTCCCGGGAACAACTGAAGCGTCTCTGGCCGTTCCAGCACATCGGTGTGGCCACCGGGGGGGTGCCTGGCCTCTTCGAAGTGGGCGACGACATCGACGCCTCGCTGCTCATCGACGCCTTGTGTGCTAGCGGTTTGCTAGAAAAAAACCGGCGCGGATATGTCGTCCACGACTTTCTCGAATACAACCCAAGCAAGGCCCAACTCAAGGAACTCCGTGAAAAGAAAGCAAAGGCAGGTCAAGCAGGTGGCATAGCAAAAGCTATGGCAGATGCTAAAGCACGTGCTACCCCCTCTGGTATGCCCCCCTCCCCTCCCAATCCCATAAAGAAGATTCTCGAAGAGAACCTAGATAGGAACGCGCCGCCGCCCGCCGCATTGGATGCGGCGGCGGCGCTCGAGCAGCATGAGGCGAAGAAGCGCGCCGCGCTCAATCTCTTGCGCACGGCAGGACTGCAGCCGCCGTCGTGAGCGACACCTGTATCCTGGCCGTGAGCTTCCGCCTGCCCGCCGCTCCGCACGTGTGGTACACGTATGCCGACCTCGCGCGGCTCTGGGGGCGCAAGGAGCAGACCGTGCGCAAGTGGGCCATGCGGGCGCGCCGCGAAGGGCGAGCGCCGCATCCGGACCAAGTCATGACCCACCGAGTCAATGCCGCGCGCCGCTATCGGCTCATCCGACAGGATTACGCGGCCCTGCTGGAGCGCGTGTTTTTTTTCCGCCCCTGAGTGTTGATCGCTCGCTGTTGACGCCTGCCTGTTGACGCCTCGCTCTTGACGCTGTTGCCGGCGCGCGCTACGTGTGCGTCGTGTATGGCGTCCTCTCCGCGAGCGCTCGTGCCGACGCGCGAAGAAATGCTCGACCCGATCGGGACTCGCTGGAAACGCATGCGCGTGCGCGCAACGGAAAATCTCGAGACGTGGCTGCATTCACGGAATGACGCGAAAGCGCAATGGGCCACCGAGCAGGTTCTGAAGCGCACGGACCCGGTGCCGAAGGACAGCGTGCAGATCACGACGCAGGGGCCGACGCTGATCGTGTGGGACCTGAGCGCGACGCCGACGCCGCCGCGCAGCCTGTCCGATTTCGACCCAACGGCGCCCAGCGCTATCTCCTCGACCGGCTCGCCCGGAAACGGTTTTCCGTCCTGGTCTGCCACCGAGGACTCGGCAAGACCACCCTCGCCGTGAATCTCCTCGTCAAGGCCGCGACCGAGAAGCCGCAGGGCGAGTACGCCTACATGGCGCCGTTCTACAAGCAGGCGAAGGCCGCGAGCTGGAAGACGCTCAAGCTCGCCGTGCCTGCGCCGCCCGTGCGGGTGAACGAGAGCGAGTTGCGCGCGGACTTTCCGAACGGCGCGTTCGTCAAGCTCCTCGGCGCCGACGACTACGATGCGCTCCGCGGCATGCATCTGGACGGCGTGGTGCTCGACGAGTACGCGCAGATGGACCCGGCGGCGTGGGATCAGGTCGTGCGCCCCGCCCTCGCGGCCAAGCGCGGCTTCGCGCTCTTCATCGGCACCCCGAAGGGGCGCAACCACTTCCACACGCTGTACCACGCGCGCCACCGCGATCCGGAGTGGTACTGCACGACGTATCGCTTCTCGGACAGCGGCGTGATCGGCAATCTCGAGGGCGAGGCGGCGCACGCCGAGGTGGAGTTGGCGCGCACGCAGATCGGCCCCGACGAGTTCGCGCAGGAGTACGAGTGCTCGTGGGAAGCCGCGCTCAAGGGCGCCTACTTCGCCCGGCAGCTCGAAGCGGCGCGCGCCGAGGGGCGCATCAAGAGCGTGTCGTGGGAGCCCGCGGTGCCCGTCAACACGTTCTGGGACCTCGGGTGGAGCGATGCCACGGCGATCATCTTCGTGCAGCAGCTCGGGCGCGAGTTGCACGTGATCGACTACGTGGAGTCCTCGCTCGAGGGCATCGAGTACTACGTGCGCGAACTGGCGCGCCGGCCGTACCTCTACGGGCGCCATCACCTGCCGCACGACGCAGGCCACGCGCAGCAAGCGGCCGAGGGGCGCACGCTCGCGCAGCAGGCGCAGCAGCTCGGCTTGCGCCCCGTGACCGTGCTCGGGCAGGCCGACGTGCTGGCCTCGATCGCCCAGGCGCGCCGCCTCTTCGCCCGCTGCTGGTTCGACGAGACGAAGTGCGCGCGCCTGATCGACGCGCTCGCGCAGTACCGCCAGGAGTGGGACGACAAGCGCCAGGACTGGAAGGACAAGCCCCTCCACGACTGGGCCTCGCACGGCGCCGACGCCTTCCGCTACCTCGCGATCACGGTGCGCGACGAGCAGCCCTCACGCACTGCGGCGTGGGCGATGCAAGACGGCGTGAGCCGGCCGCGTCCGAAGCCCGCGAAGACGAGCTTCGACGTGTACGAACACCTGCACGGGAGGCGCTGAACATGAACACGCGATGGCCAAGCGGCAATCCGCCGCAGGCATATCTCCGCTGGTTGCAGAATCAACCCGAGTGGATTCTCGACCGTGATTATGATTCGGTGAGGATCTTCTACGGCGCTGTGCTCGCCGAGGATCATGCTGATGCCATCCGTCAGTGAGCGCCAGCGCCGCTTCATGATGGCCGAGATGACGAGGGCGAAGCACGGCAAACGCACGAAGACGGGGATGAGCATGGCGCAGCTCGCGGACTACACGCACGTCCAGACACCGCGCAAGGGCGCGATCCTGCGGGGGGAGCGATGAGCCGACTGATCGTCCTGCTGCTGCTGCTCGCGGCGCCCGCGGGGGCGCAGATCGCCACGCCGGGCGTCCCGACGTCGAGCGAGGAGAGCTTGACCGTGAGCACCACGGCGCTGGGGGTCACCGCGGACCTCTGCGGCGACGGCAACCGAGATGGCGCGCTGTTCTACGTTGTGGATAACGGCGTCTACCTGAGCCTGCACTCGCCGACGGCGACGCCTGACAGCAACGACTTCGCGCTCAACGCGGGCGACTTCGCCTATGTGCGCCCCGCCAGCAAGGCGCGCTTCATCCGCCAGAGCGCGGACACCAACGTGAAAGTGCAATGCGTGAGCCAGTGAAGCGCCTCACGCTCGCGCTGCTCGCGGTCGTGCTGCTCGGGCTCGCGCTGACGCCCGCCTCGACGTTCAGCGACGTGGCGATCTGGGCGCGGGCGAGTCTGCCGAAGCTGACGATCACGCAAGGTCCACTCCTCCTCCCTAACGGCTCGAAGGCGGCGCCGAGTCTGGCGTTCACGAACTTTCCCACGACAGGATTGTTCAAGTCCGCGGCGGGAGCTGGGAATACGAGTTATAGCGCGGGCGGGAGCGATGTGCTGGAGCTTAACTCGTCCGGGTTGGTCCTGGTCGCTGCGGGGCAACTGCTCTGGGGTAACGCGGCATCCATTGCGTCGATCGGTTCATACGACGTTCGCCTCTCCCGCCATGCCGTCGGCCACGCGAAGGTCACGACAGACGGGACGACGCTGGGGACGTGGAGCACCGGCACGCTCTACGCCGAGGCCGGCAAGGTCACGGCGGGCTCCGGCACAGGGGTCACGGTCAACGAGACCGCGAACGTCCGCTCGGTGATCTACAAGGTCACCGTGCTGCGCACCAACTGCGTCGCCGCCGCGACGACATGCGATCTCACCATCGCTACGCTCCCGGCCAAAACGTTCCTCAAGGCCGTCATCGCGGACCTCACGACGACCTACGCCTGCACCGCCGTCTGCACGACCGCGACGCTCTCGGGCACGCTCGGGACGACGGCGGGCGGGACCGAGTTGCTCGCCTCGATGGACCTCGACGCCGCGACCGCGCAGTTCGGCGATGCGGACGCGGAGCTCGGCGCGAGCCTGAACGCCGCCGCGCGCACCGCGAACGGCGCGCTGTTCAACGGCGTGCTGATGTCCTGGGCCTCGACGACGACCGTGACGTACCGGATCACGAGCGGTACGGGCAACCTCGGGGACGGCGCGGCGACGAATCTGAGCCAGGGCACGATGGTCTTTTATTTGGTCACGGAGGTTTTTCCATGAGAACGCTGATGGTGTTCGCGGGCCTGCTGCTGGCCACCGCGCCCGCGTGGGCCGGCTCCTACACCGTCACGACGAGCGCGGCCCAGGACCGCGCGCTCGCGGCTCGGGCGCAGCATGCGGGCGTCACCGTGGACGAGCTGGTGCGCGCCCACGTGCTCAACGGCCTCGTGAATCCCACCCTCGCCGAGCAGCAGCAGGCGCGGGAGCGCGTGTACCGCGAGGCGCTCGACGCGCTGGCGCCCGCCGCCCGCGCGCGCGTCCTGCAAGACCTCGGGGTGCGCGAATGATCGACCTCACGCTGCTCGGGCTCCTGCTCCTCCCGGTCGTCGCCTTCGGGGGCCGCGTGCCGTCACCGCCTCCCCCGTCTCCGCCTCCGCCCTCGAAGTCCGACCGCGAGATCCAGGAGGAGAAGGCGCGGGCCGGGCTCGCGATCCGGCGCCGCCGCGGGCGCTCGTCGCAAATCCTCGCAGGGGAGCGTCGCCTCCTGACGCCGACCGCGGGCGGGGCCGGCCCGCAGGGCGCGGAGACGCTGGGGGCGTAGCATGGCGCAGCAGGACACGGCGATCCGCCTGCTCAAGCGCTGGGACGAGCTGTGGGGCCAGCAGGCCACGGCCCGCACGGTCTGGCAGGACATCGCCGACTACGTGATCCCCTACAAGAGCAACATCCTGGTCCAGCGCGCCGAGGGCGAGAAGCAGACGGCGAAGCTCTACGACGCCACGGCGCCGCACAGCGCGATCCTGCTCGCGGCCTCGATTCATGCCTCGATGACGCCCGCGACGCAGCCGTGGCTGTCGTTGAAGATGCGGCAAGCGGAGTTGAACGACCTCAAGCCCGTGCAGGACTGGCTCGAGGATTGCGCGCGCCGCATCCACGCGGCGCTGCGGCAGAGCGAGTTCAACCAGAGCGTGCACGAGATGTACCTCGATCTGGTGGCGTTCGGCACGGGCGCGCTCCTCGTGGAAGAGAAGGACGTGCCGCGGTCAGGGGGCTTCGGCGGCTTCCGGTTCCTCGTCCCGGCCTGCGGCACCTACGTGATCAGCGAGGATGCCGACCACCGCGTCGATACGCTGTTCCGCAAGTTCAGCCTGCCGCTGCGGAGCGTGTACGCGAAGTGGAAGGAGGCGATCGGCGAGGAGCTCGTGCGCCGCCTCGCGACGCAGCCGGAGCGCCCCGTCGAGCTGCTGCATGCCGTGTATCCGCGTGCCGAGCGCATCTACGATGACCGCACGGGCCAGGCCAAGCGCGGCGCCAGGAACATGGCGTGGGCCTCGTGCTACGTCGTCGCGGAGACCAAGCGCAAGGTCGAGGAGAGCGGGTACGAGGAGTTCTCCTATATGGCACCACGCTGGACCAAGTCGAGCGGCGAGACCTACGGGCGCGGCCCGTCGCACACGGCGCTGCCCGACGTCGCCTCCCTGAACGCGGCGAAGGAGATCGTGCTGAAGGCCGCCCCGCTCGCGATGATCCCGCCGACTTACGAGCGCGATGACAGCGTGGTCGGCGACCTCGACCTCACGGCCGGCGGGCGCAACGTCATCAACGCCGCGGGCTCGATTCCCGACTCGTTCGGCTTCATCAACACGGGGCAAAAAGTTGACCTGACGCAGCTGACGCTCAGCGAGCTGCGCCAGGCGATCCGCGCCATCTACTTCACCGACCAGCTGATCCTGCACGAGAAGCCCGACATGACGGCGACCGAGGTGCTGGCGCTCCAGGAGCAGATGCAGCGCCTGCTGGGCCCCACCACGGGGCGCCTGGAGTCGGAGTTCCTGAACCCGCTGGTGCAGCGCTGCTTCGCCCTGATGGCGCGCGCGGGCGCGCTCCTGCCGCTGCCCGACGAGCTCCGCGAGCTGGGCGACACGGCCGACATCGACATCGAGTACGAGGGGCCGCTGGCCCGGGCGCAGCGCACCATCGAGCTGGCGGCGCAGGACCGGGTGGTGGCTCTGGTGCTCACCATCGCCGAGGGCAAGGCCAAGGTGCCGGCGGACGAGTGGGACCTGCTCGACACGGACAAGATGATTCGCGCGCGCGCCGAGATCACGGGCCTGCCGAGCGACCAGCTCAAGAGCGACGAGGTGATCGCGCAGACGCGGGCGCAGCGCCAGGAGCGCGCCGACAATCTGCAGAAGTTCGACGTCATGGAGCGCGCGGCGACGGCGGCCGGCCGCGCCACGCCGTTCCTGAAGGAGCTGGCGCCGGGGCCCGAGGCAACGAACGGGAGCGCGCGATGAGCTTGGTGGAACGACGCGCAGTGTTTGTCTATGAAGCTGCGCGTCTTGCGGCGCAAGCCGCTGGCGCGCCGATCGTGCCGAGTGCATGGTCAGAGCGCGAAGATGACTTCCGCAAGCAATTCCTGGGCGTGATAGACAGGCAGTGCGGCGAGCGGAGATCAACGTCGCCCGAAGAGTTACATGGCTCGTGGATGCAGGCGTATCTCGCAAATGGATGGACCTACGGTGAGGTCTACGATCGCGAACAGCGCCACCATCCCGATCTCGTTCCATACGCCCAGCTCGGGCAATTGGAGCGCGACAAGGATGCTGTGTTCGTCGCGTTGTGCGAGATCGCTCGCCAATGGATCTACGACGCATGAGTCTGACCCCCGCCCAGCGCACCACCGCCGACGCCTACGCGCACGTGTTCGCGCCGTCGCGCGATACGACGCTCGTACTGGATGACCTGAAGGTCGCTGCGGCGGCCATGCCCGATCCGCTGGCGCGCGCGGGCGCGACGAACCTGCTGCTCCACATCCTGCTCAAGAGCAGCGCGCTGCGGCGCGCGAAGGCGAAAGAGGAGAAGTGATGGCGGATCCTGTCCCCGTCCTGCCGGTCGATCCCGCGCCGCCGCCTTCGGACTGGCGCACCGGGCTCACGGGCGACCTCGCGCCGCTGGCGCAGGAGAAGTCGCTGGAGAGCTTCAAAGGTGCCGACTGGACCGAGGTCGGCCCCCAGCTCGCCAAGGCGTTCGTCGAGACCAAGAAGCTCGTGGGGACCAAGCCGAGCGGGCTCCTGGAGCCTGGCGAGAAGGCCACGCCCGAGGAGCGCACCGCGTATCAGACGGAGCTCCGCAAGCGTCTCGGCGTCCCCGACGCGCCGACGCAGTACCAGGTCAAGCGCCCCGAGGCGGCGATCGACAGCGGCTGGGATGCGGCGGTGGAGGCGCAGTTCCTCTCGGCGATGCATGCGGCCGGCGCGCCGCCCGCGGTCGTGCAGGCGGCGATCGACTTCTACGGCGGGCTCGAGCGCACGCGCCTGAGCGCGGCGACCCAGGAGGCGAAGGCCGTCGAGGTCAAGCTCCGCACGGAGTGGGGCCCGAACTACGACGCGATGGTCGGGCGCGCCAACCGCGCGATCACGGAGTTCGGCGGCGCGGATCTCGAGGAGGCGCTGACGAACCCGGCGAGCGCGCTCTACGCCGCGAGCCGGCACCCGGCGATGGTGCGCGCCTGGGCGCAGGTCGGCACGGCGCTCGTCGAGCACGGCGCGATGTCGGGCGAGGGCTACCAGACGCTCAGCCGCGAGGCGGCGACGGAGCGCGCCAACGAGATCAGGAAGCAGTTGCAGGAGATGCCCGAGGGCGATCCCCGGCGCATGGCGCTGGTGGACGAGATCATCGCGGTGACGCGCGCCAGCGCGCGCTGAGGGGAGACAGCATGGAACTGACACGCTGGGGCATGAAGGTCGAGAAGATCGACGGCACGTGTGTGCGCCTAGAGCCCCTGACCGCGCAAGGCTCCGAGAGCCGCGGGGGCGCGGGCATCGGCACGGGCATCGACGCCATGATCGTGGAGACGAGCGAGACGACCCCCGCCAGCGACTTCTGGGGCACGGCGGCGACCTGCATCTTCTTCGACGTGATCATCCGGAGGCGCAGCTGATGGGCCAGCGCCAGAAGACGCAGACGGTGGCGCCCTCGCAGTACCAGTACGCCGGCAAGGATGAGTGCGAGGAGCAGGAAGACCAGCACGTCTTCCGGCCGAAGGCGTGGCCGCCCAAGCGCCACGCGAACACGGTCGAGGAGCCGAGCGTCAGCGGGCGGTGCGAGCTCTGCGGCTGCCACCTGGTCGTCTACCAGGGGCACGCCACGGGCGAGCTGCCCGGCATCAAGGTGGTGCTCGGGTGATGACACTCGACGAGCTGCGCGCGCTTCCGGAGGCTCCTCTCTTCTGGATCGGGATGACACCGCTGAAGACGCGCACGGACCCCATCGCCTTCCCTGATGCGGAAGGTGTCTGGTGGCGTCCTGTTCTGGGTCCGGACGGGACACTGTGCCGCGAGCGACTGTAGCGGTCGTGACGTAGCAGCACAATTGCGGGATTAGCCGCGAGGCCCCCGCGACGCCCCGGACAGACGGGGCGAGGGAACGGCGCGACAAGGCCGTGAGGCGAGCCGGGGAGTGTCCCCGACTACTCGCCGCTTGGTGAGGCAGTCCGAGCACTGAGTGGGAGAGCGCTTCAATGGCCACGAACGTTGACATCAGCTTCGTGCCTGCCCTGCAGGACACGATCGTCAGCCTGATGGCGGAGGACCCGGAGATGATCCGGTCCACCGTCCGCGTGCGGACGATCACCGGCAAGACCGACAAGTGGGAGCGCCTGGGCGGCGTGGAGCTCACGAACGTCACCAGCCGCCACAATCCGACGCCCCACACCCCGATGACGCACTCGGCGCGGCTCGCCATCATGGCGGACTACGCCGGCAGCGAGCTGCTCGACACGCTCGACACCGCCAAGATGATGGTCGATCCGAAGAACGAGTACACCCAGAACCTCGCGCGCGCCTGGCGCGTGCGCGTGGCGCGGACCATCGTCAACGCCATCGACGGCAACGCCGTCAGCGTGGACGCCTCGGACGCGCGGACCAACGTGGCGCTGCCCGCCTCGCAGCAGATCGCCAACGGCGGCACCGGCTTCACGATGGCGAAGTGGCGCCAGGCCAACCGGATTCTGGACAACGCGGGCGTGCCGCGCCAGGACCGGGCGCTGCTCATCTCCGCCTATGCCATCGAAGACCTGATGGCAGACGCGCAGGTCACCAGCCGCGACTACTCCAACCTCGCGGCGATCCAGCAGGGCACCATCGGGCAGGGCGCGACCTTCATGGGCGCGCGCGTCATCATGATCTCCGACGCGATCCCCGACGAGAACGCCGTCCTCACGGGCGGCACGATCACGCCGGTGCTGCCGAAGACCGGCAACATTCGCAGCAACTACCTGTACCACAAGAGCGCCGTGGGCCTGTCGTTCGCGCTCGAGCTGAACGTGCGGGTCAGCGAGCGCGACGATCTGAGCTATTCCTGGCAGACCTACCTCGAGACCTCGCTCGGCGCCGCGCGCATCCTGGATGCCGGCGTGGTCGAGATCGACATCGACGAGAGCGTGTAAGGGAGGCGAGCAGACATGGCAGAGAATCCCAGCTACAACAGCAGCCACCCGAAGTGGCGCGGCACCGAGCTCGCCGACCTCGACTGCGGCTATGGCATCAAGGCCGTGGCGGCGCGCTCGCCGTTCAAGACCGGCAGCTTCATCGCGGCGACCGGCCGCGTGCTCGGCGTGGGGGAGTGCGTCAGCCTCATCCGCGTCCGGGCCGGGACCCAGATCCTCGGCGGCGAGCTCTACTGGGAGCGGACCGCGGCGGGCACCTGCGTGCCCACGACCGTCCTGGCGGTGGGCGACCCCTACTGCTGCGCGCGGCTCATCGGGCCGGTCAACACGCTGTACCAGAAGGGCATCATGCTCGCGGCCCTGCAGCAGCAGTGGGCGTTCGACTGCTCGAAGATCCAGAAGCACGGCACGACGGGCGACGGGTGCGGCGTGGGCTACACGTACACCTGCGACACGGACATCGTGCTGACGAACCTCTACAACGACGGCAACGCCTATTCCCAGGGCGGGGCGCCCGGCGCGTACACCGCGGGCACCAAGGAGGGCGCGGCGCTGACCAGCGGCAAGTTCACGCTCGTGCTGCACGTGCGCGAGCCGTAACCCCTGACGGCGAGGGCGCGGTCCTCACGGGCCGCGTCCTCGCCACGGAGGCCCGATGCGCGGGCTCTTCGTTCGTGACGACCCCGGGGCCGTCACGGACTGTGTGACTGGCTACACCTGGGTGTTCGACGCGACGGATCGCGTCCTGAAGTGCTGGGACGGCTCGGCGTGGCGGCACTCGTGTCTCACGCAATACCTCGTGCCGGTGAGCGACGGGAACACGTTCATCGCGGTGCCTGATGGCGCGGGCACGGCCGCGCAGGTGCTCACCTCCAACGGGGCGGGCGCGTATCCCTCATTTCAGACCGCCGCGGTGGCGACCTGGCTCAGCGAGCTGACGGGGCTCGGACTCTCGCACGCCGTGGATACCGACCACGACATTACGATTGCCGTCGGCGCCGCCGCGAGCTACCACGCGACGATCACGAGTCGCGTGCTCCTGAATCTCACGGCGGCGCTCACCAAGCAGATCGATGCGGCGTGGGCGGTGGGCACGAATCAGGGCGGGCTCTTCTCGGGCGCCGTCGGCACCAGCACGTGGTATCACGTGTTCCTGATCCGGCGCAGCGACACCGGCGTGGTGGATGCCGGCTTCGATACCTCGGTGACGGCGGCGAACATCCCGGCGAGCTATGACCAGTACCGCCGGATCGGCTCCGTGCGGACGGATGGGTCGGCGAACATCCTCGCGTTCGTGCAGGACGGCGACCTGTTCCAGTGGTCTGACCCGCCGCTCGACATCAACGTCTCGAATCCCGGCACGGCGGCGGTGACGCGCACCCTGAGCGTACCGACCGGCGTGAGCGTCCTCGCGCTCGTCAACGCACTGGCCTACGACGACACGTCCGCCGGGGGGACGCCCGTCGTGTATCTGAGCGATCTCGCCGTCACCGACGAGGCGGCGTCCGTCAGCGCTGGCCCGCTCGGTCAGACCGCAGGCGGCGGCACGACCGTGTCGCCGAATCCCGGCCAGATCCTCGTGCGCGCAGACACGAGCGCCCAGATCCGCTCGCGGATCAGCGCCTCGGGCGCGACGCATCGCTTGCGCATTGCGACCACCGGGTGGATCGACAGCCGCGGGAAAAACGCCTGATGGCGCTCACGATCGGCAGCCAGGAGCTCGCGGCCAATACGTGCGTCGTCACGGTCTCGGGCCGGTTCCCGTCGCCGCCCTACCAGGTGCTCGCGACGGCGGGGTGGCCCTCCGAGGCGTATCCGTCCGCGATGGCGGCCGCCTCGTTCCGCGTGGACCTGCAAGTCCCGGTGCCCACGGGCGGGTGCGCGCTCTACTGGACGATCGTGGGCGGCATCGGCGGCATGCCGGCGACCTCGCTCGACATCGTCAACAACGCGCTCTTGCTGATCGGGGACCAGACGATCACGAGCCTGACGCAGAACAAACCCTCCGCGCAACTCATGAACGCGCTCTACACGCCGACGCTGGACGAGGTGCTGCGCGGGCACAACTGGAATTTCGCCTCGATGCGCGCCGGCCCCGGGTGCGGCATGACGGAGTTGACCTGCAAGCCCGTCTGGGAGTACACGTACCAGTTCACGCTTCCCGATGGCACGTGCGCGCCGCTCGCGCTGATGGTGCTCGAGGCCAACCTCGGCGAAGAGGAGGCGTGGCGCATCGAGTACGGCTGCGACGCAGGCACGTCGTACAAGGTGCTCGTGACCGACGGGTGCTCGCCCGCGATCCTCTACATCGGGCGGGCGGACGACGTGACAAAGTGGGATCCGCTCTTCACGGACGCCTTCACCTACGAGCTGGCGTTTCGCGCGGCCTACCCGCTGACGCGGAACGCGGCGCTCGCCGAGGTGCTCGCCAAGCAGGTAGCGGACAAATGGAAGGCCGCGAAGAGCCGCGATGGGCAGGAAGGGCGGGCGCTCAAGCGCCTGCTGAGCCGCACGCTGACGCGCGTGCGCTGACAATGCCCCGCCCGATCCCGGTCATCTTCGGCTTCGGTACTGGCGAGGTCGCCGAGACGATCTACACGCGCCCCGACCTGGCGAAGTACGCCCAGGGCGCCCAGCAGATCCTGAACTACCACAACCTCCCGCAAGGCGGCGTGACGCGCCGGCCGGGCCTCCGCTTCGTCGCGCAGGTGAAGGACGCGACGCAGCGCACCGTGGTGCGCCCCTTCGAGTTCTCCAGGAGTCAGGCGTACATCCTGGAGCTCGGTGACCTCTACACGCGCTTCTACCACCAGAACGCGCGGATCGAGTCGAGCGGCAACCCGGTCGAGGTCACGACGGTCCACGCGGCGGCCGACCTCTACGACCTCGACTTCGTCCAGTCCGCCGACGTGCTCTACGCGCTGTCCTGCAACCAGGCGACGCGGCGCTTCGAGCGCTACAGCGACACGTGCTGGCGCTACAAGACGGTGACGTTCACGCCCCCGCCGACCGTCGAGTACGGCGACCGCCCGCCGGGACATCTCAGCGTGTCGGCGGTGAGCGGCACGGTCACCGTCACGTCGAACGCGGAGCCCTCCTTTTACCCGGCGGACGAAGACCGCGAGATCGTCGTGGTCGCGGGCGACAATGCGGGCGCGCGCCTGGGCATCCTGACGTACACGAGCGGGACGCAGGTGACCGGTGTGATCTGCGACGCGTTCCTCTCCCTCACCGCGACCTGTAGCGGCTCCTGGAAGATCACGGGCTCGCCGCGGACCACGGTCACGCCGGCGGCGAAAGACCCCGTGGGCAAGGCGACGACGCTGACCCTGGCCCTGGCCGGCTGGCGCGGCACGTCGGTGCTCTCCGATACGGACTGCGGCAAGTATGCGGTCATCAATGGCGGCCAGTACGAGATCACCTGCGTGCTCTCGACCACCGTGGCCGGCGCGACCATCCGGGGCACCGCGAGCGCCGCCACCGCCGCCGAGGCCGGCGCCTGGACGCTCGAGGAGGGCCTCTGGGGCCTGACGGCGGAGTATCCCGAGTGCGGCGACTTCTTCGAGGACCGCCTCTACCTGCCAGCGGGCCACCGGATCTGCGGCAGCAAGACCGGCGACTACGAGAACTTCGGTCTCGGCACGCTCGATGATGACGCGGTCGTGTTCCCGATCAACTCGAAGTCCATTAACACGATCCGATCCCTGATCGGCGCGCGCCAGCTCCAGGTCTTCACGGTCGGCGGGGAGTACGTCGCGCGGGGCGGCGGCACGGGCGACCCGATCACGCCCACGAACATCCAGGTCGGCAGCGAGACGACGCACGGCACGCGCGGCGTGACCCCGGTTCGCGTCGCCGACCAGACGCTCTTCGTCTCGCGTGGTGGGCGCCAGCTCCGGGAATTCACCGTGCGCGAGGACAGCGTCAGCGACATCTTCACGGCGCCCGACCTCCTGTTGCTCGCGCACCATCTGACCGAGGATGCGACGATCATCGATCTCGCGTACCAGCGCGAGCCCCAGTCGAGGCTCTGGGCGCTCCGGAGCGACGGGGTGCTGCTCTGCTGCTCCTACCGCCGCGAGGAGAACGTCGTGGCGTGGAGCCGGCACACGACCTGCGGCCAGTTCGAGAGCGTCGCCGTGATTCCGCACCCGGACGGCGACCGCGATCAGGTCTGGGTCACGACGGTCCGCACGATCGGCGGGAGCACCAAGCGCTTCATCGAGTATTTTGATGACTGCGCCTTCTATTACAGTCAGCTCCACACGGACGCGGCGCTGACCTGCGACAACGGCGTGGGGCTCACCTGCAACGTCATGATCGGGCTGAGCCACCTGGACGGCGCGACCGTGCACGTCATCGGGGATGGGCTCGACCAGGGCACGCAGGTCGTGGCAGACGGCAACGTCACCGTCTCGCCCGCCGCGCGGCGCGTCGAGGTCGGCCTGCCCTACACCTCGCTCGTCCAGACGCTCCGCCCAGAGGTCGCGATCGGCGGAGAGACCTCGCAGACGAAGAAGATGCGCTGGGCGGAGGTCGTCGTCCGGGTCCTGCGGACCATCGGCCTGGAGGCGCGCACGGACGTGGATACGGCGACCTATGACGTGCTGCCATTCAACACGACGAACTGGACGACGCCGTACACGGGCGAGCTGCGCCTGACGCATCTCGGCTGGGACTGCGGCATCCTGACGCTCCAGCAGTCGAAGCCCCTGCCGAGCACGATCCTCCTGATCTCGGGCGTGCTGGACCTGGGGGGCGCATGACAACGCCGGCTGCCGGCTTCGTCGTCTCCGGGCGCACGATCTTCACCTATGCCCCGGACGGGCGCACGCGCGGCGTGCTCACGGGCTACGTCAACGGCGACGCCTTCGTGGTCGAGCACGTCATCGTCTGCCCTGGCGCCGCCCCGACGACGCTGCGGGCGATGCTCCAGGCGGGGCTGGCCGAGGCGTGGCGCGCCGGCCATCAGCGCGTGACCTTCATGCTGCCGGAGGACGACGAGCGTCTGCCCGATGCCCCCGCGTTGGGGCGCCTGGCGCTCGGGCTGGGGTTCCTGCCGTTCGCGACGCAGGACGGCGTCACATGGTGGACCCGATGGCGGCCGTGACCTGGATGCGCCCGGAGGATGAGGACGCCGTGCGGCGCCTCTATGCCCAGGGGCATCCGGGCTGGCCCGACCGCCCGGCGGAGTGGTTCTACGCTTACCCGACGTTGCTCGTGGAACAGAAGGGGCGCATCGCCGGCTTCACCAGCTTCTCGCTGGGCATGCTCACCGGCGCCCTCGTGCTTCACGGGCAGGACGTCGTCGTGGAGCCCGAGTCCCGCGGGCGCCGGCTCGGGCACGCGCTCCATCAGGCACGGCTCGACGTCGGCCGCAACGTCGGCGCGACGAGTTTCAGCGGCGTCACGGCGGAGGACAACCTCCCGATGCAGCGCATTTTCCAGGCCGCCGGCCACCACGCCTGCCAGACCGTCCGGGGCTACTACCCGGATGGGTCCACGGGTGTGATCTGGGTCGGGGCCCTGTGATGAGGTAGGTCATGGCCGTCATCGCCGGAGCCATCGCCGCCCTCGGGACCATCGTCAGCGCCTACGCGGCCTATCAGTCGGGCCAGCAGCAGGCCAAGGCGCTCGACTATCAGGCCAAAGTGGCACGCAATCAGGCCACGGCGGCGCAGCAGGCGGCGCAGGTCGCCGCGGAGAACGCCAGGGAGCGCAACCGTCGCGTGCTGGCCTCCCAGCGGGCCAGAATCGGCGCCAGCGGCGTGATCGGCAGCGAGGGCAGCTCCTTACTCGTCCAGCTCGAGAGCGCTGAACAGGCGGCCCTGGAGGAGGCTAGGATCCGGTACGGCGGCGAGGTCCAGGCCACGGGGCTCGAGAGCGCCGAGCGCCTGCGACGGTTCGAGGCCGGGGCCTCGCGCCGGGCGGGCACGCTCGGGGCCGGGGCGTCTCTGCTCCAGGGTGCCGGCACGGTCTATGGCATCTACCGGGGCGCCCAGACTCCGCCCTCCACCCAGGCGCCGTACACGACGACGGGCGGGACATGAAGATCCCGATCGTCCTGGCGCAAGCGGAGATCCCGGCGAGCGTCCCCGCGGCGGCGCCGGCCACCGGCTTTGGCGCTGGGGCGTTCGAGGCGATCGGGCGTGGGGGCCAGGCCCTCCAGCGGGTCGGCGAGTTGCTGGCCCGCACCGAGGCGATCCGGCGCCAGGAGTTCGCCAAGAGCGAGGCGGCCAACGCCGTCGCCTCGTTCGAGCTGGCGGCCAAGACCGGGCTCGCCGACCTGGAGCTCGCCGAGCGCGATCCCGACCGCTACCAGTCCGCGGCCGACCGGCTGATCCAGGACACGGCGGACACGACGATGCAGGGGCTTCAGTCCGCCGATGCCCGGGCGCTCGTCACGCGCCGACTGGCGGCGCTCCGCGCGGACCTCGGGATCGCCGCGCGCCAGAAGGCGAACACGCTCTATCGGGAGCGCGACGCGGGGCTCCGGACCTCGACCCTCGACGCCCGCGCCCAGCTGGCGGGGCTGACGGCGATCGACGATCTGGCGGGCTTCCGCCGGCATCTGGACGCGGGCTACGCGGTGATCGCCGAGAGCCCCTCCCTCACCGCGGCGGAGAAAGCCAGCACGCGCCTCACCTACCGCGACCGGCTCCTCGGCGAGCGGGCGACCCGGCACCTGGAGATGGACCCGGAGAGCTTTCTCGAACGCCAGGCGGAATACGCGGGGCTCGGGCTGGCTCCCGAGAAGCGGAACGCCCTGACCGAGCAGGCCGAGCGCCGTATTGAGCAGCGACGGAAAGACGCGCTGGCGCAGGAGAAGACGTACCAGGAGTATCTCGACAAGGAAGCGACGCGCGTCGGCGAGGCGATGGTGCTGGACTTGGAACGCGCCGCCGCGGAGGGGCGCGGATCGTTGGAGGACTTGAACTTCCTGATCGACCAGCGCTGGATCGAGCGGGACGACGCCGCGCGCATCCGCACGATGATCGCGAAGGCGCCGGAGGAAGGGCCGTCGCGGAATCAGGCGCTGCTGGCCGAGTTCCAGCTCGACGCGGTCACGCCGGGGCGGGTTCCGAGTCCCGTCCAGGTGCGCCTCGCGAACCAGCGCGGCGATCTGAACACGAAAGATACCGTGGCGCTGCTGCAGACGATCGAGCAGCAGCGGAACGCCATGGAATCCGACCAGCGGAACTTCCATAGCGAAGCGAAGGAGTATATGCGCGCCCAGGTGGGCCTCTCGGCGATCATGGACGAATGGGACAAGGCCGATAAAGCCCTCTGGAAAATCATGATGGACGAGTTTAGCGCGCGGTCCATCGTCACGGGCGGGCGCGAGGCGCCGATGGACCTCGCGCGCGAGATCGCCGAGAAGGTCGCCCCCATGCGCCAGCAGCGCATGATTCTCAAGTCGCTGGAGATCCGCAAGATGCTGATGTTCGGGGCGCCGAACGCCGAGGCGGCCAAGGCCCGGCTCGAACAGGAGCGCCCACGGCTGCCGCGGACGGTCTACGAGCAGCAGCGGCGGCTGATCCTGGATCTGCTGCGCATGGAGAACGAGGAGAACATCATTCGCGGCGGCGGGCCGGGCACGCGCACCTTCGGTGCCGGCGGCACGCAGACCGAGGGCCGGAAGCGGCTCCGCAAGCCCACCGAGACGCCCACGAGTGACTGATGGCTGACGACACGCGGGACGCGCCGCAACAGAAGATTGAGCTCGAGATCCGCCCGCCCGTGCGGCTCGAGAGCCTGCGCGACGATCTCCCCCTCGAGAGCCTCTGGCAGCAGCGCCAGGCCGAACGCGACGACGCGGAGTGGGAGGCGCTCGGCGGCACGCCGATCCAGGGCGAGCAGGGGCTCGAGGAGGCCGCGAAAGGCGGCAAGGAGCTCGAAGCCGTCGAGCGCGTGCAGCGTACGACCGAAGGCGCGGTGCCGCCGGCCATCACCGAGGGCACGGGCCTCGAGGACTTGCGCGAGGGGCCAGTGCGCCAGGCCGTCGATACCGTGCTCCGGACATTGACGGGGGTGGGGCTCGACGGCGTGCAGCAGGCCATTGAGCGCGGGACGCTGCCCGAGGAAGTGCGCCTGAAGCTGCTCGATCCGGTGGGCTCCGTCTCCGAGGAGCTGGCAGCAGACACCGCGCGCAAGAGCGGGCTCGACGAGGAGCTGGCGCAGAAGATCGGCGGCATGACCGGCTTGCTGCTCGGCATGATCGTGCCTGGCAAGGCACGGAAACCGCCGACGTTTCTGCAGCCGATCGAGACGCTGATCGGGCGCCCGCTGACCGAAGCCGGCAAGGCGGCGGCGGCACGGTACAAGCAGGCGAAAGCGGCGCTGCGCGGTGTCGCCGAGACCGCCCCGAACTATAGGACGCTCGCCGATGATCTGAAGATCGCGGAGCAGGAAGTCCGTGCGGCCGCGGCCGAGATGCGCGCCGGTCCTCGCGCGATGGCAGGCGCCACCCCGTCGCGCCGTGAAGGCATGGCCGTCAATCTCGCCGCCGTCATCCAGAACATCGGCGACTTCAACGCGACGCGCATGACCGAGGGCGTCGTGCCGCACGCGGAGACGATCCAGAAGGCGGCGCGCGCGATGCCGCTGGAGGATGCCCTCCGCCTCGACGTGGCGAAGTACGACCTCGCGACACTCCAGACGGCGGTTGCCGGGCACTATCGCGCGGCGGCCGACTACTACAAGGACGTGGCGACGCGGGCCATGAAGGGCGACCAGGCGGCGCAGGCAGAATATTGGGGCGCCTTCACGATCACCTCCGATCTGGCGGCGAAGGATGCGCTGCTCGGTACGCAAGTCGGTCGCGGGCTCGAAGCGCGCAAGATCGGGCTGGAGCAGTTGCGCGACATGATGGCGCCCGCCGACTTGCAAGCGATGGCGCAGCGGCTCCAGGGCGCGCCCGAGGCGGGCATGACGATCGAAGCCCACGCCGCGCGGATGCTCGCGCTTCCGGGCGCCGCGCGTAAGCGCGCGATGGAAGCCAGCGTCAGCTGGCTCCGCGCCGGCCAGGACATGCTCTACGAGGCGTGGATCAACGCGCTCCTGAGCGGCCCGCAGACCCATGTCGCCAACTCGCTGAGCAATGCCGTGGTCGCCGCCTACGCGCCGGTCGAGCGCTTCCTTGCGGCGGCCTTCGACGTGGACGCGCTGGCGGGGCAACGCTCCGTCTACTTCGGCGAGTCCGCGGCGATGGTCTACGGCGTCCTCGAGGGCTTCAAGGACATGCTCCGACTCGGGCTTAAGGAGTTCGGCGAGTTCGGCCCGACGAAGATCGAGCGCACGCCCGCGATCACCGCGCGCGCGTTCGGGCTCAACCCTGAGACGACGGTCGGCGGCGCCGTGGATTTCTTCGGGGCAATCATCCGCACGCCCGGCAAGGCGTTGCAGAAGGAAGACGAGCTGTTCAAGGGCTTCGGCTACCGCATGCAGCTGAACGCCCTCGCCTACCGCGAGGCGGCGACCGAGGGACTCTCCGGCAGCGCCTTCTGGAAGCGCGTGCGCGACCTCAAGCGCGAGCCCGACAAGTACGGCCTGGCGGCCTCGGCGCAGGACTTCGCCCTGACGCAGACGTTCACGCGCGAGTTCGACGACCTCGGCAAGCTCGGCGGCCTGGGGCGCGCGGCCCGCGGCTTCGCGGAGAACGTGCCCATCTTCGGGCGCACCATCCTGCCGTTCACGCGGACGCCGACGAACCTCGTGCACTACGCGAGCGAGCGCGTGCCCGTGCTGGCATTCCTCTCGGACACGATCCGGGCGGATCTGAAGGTGGGCGGCGAGCGCCGGGCGCTGGCGGCAGGCAAACTCGCTGGCGGGCTCATGATCGGTGAAGTCCTCCGGCGCTACGCGATGGCTCCCATCGCTCCGGAGCAGCCGACGCCGTACATGACGCTTGTCACGGGCGAGGGACCGAAGGACGCGCGCATGAAGGCGCAGCTGCGCAGCATGGGCTGGCAGCCGTACTCCGTGTGGAATCCGCTGACGAAGACCTACGTCTCCTACAACCGCCTGGAGCCGTTCGGCACCATCCTCGGAATCACGGTCTCCGGACAGGAGATCCTCGGTCAACTCAACGAGGTCGGCGCGCTGGAAGTGCTCCAGGCGGCCATGATCGCCACGCAGAAGGCGATGATCTCCAAGACGTTCCTGACTGGGCTCCGCGACTTCCTCGACGCGATGGAGGGCGACGAGCGCGACTTCAAGCGCTTCTTCGACTCGCTCGCGCGCTCCGGGGTGCCAGCGCTCGCGCGTCAGACCATGCGGACGCTCGACCCGATCCGCAAGGATGTGGACACGCTCTACGACCACTGGCGCTCGGGCCTGCCGAACTACGACGGCCCGCCGGTCCACAACCTGTGGGGGGACCCGATCATCCTGCCGCCAGGCTTCGGGATCGACGGCATCTCGCCGCTCTACAGCTCCGAGGTGACGCCGGATCGGGTGACGGAGTGGATGATCCGCACTCGCGTGGTGGTCCCGCGCTCCCCGCGGGCCGTGGGACCGACGCCCGAGGCGCCCGGCGAGACGCCCTACATCCGCACCGAGGCCGAGAAGCCAGTGAAGCTGACGCTCGAGGAGCGCCAGCGTCTCTCGGTGCTCATCGGCAAGGGCGAGCGGGCGCCGAGCCTCGGCGTGCCGATCCTGCCGATGGGCGCCGCCCTCAAGGACGAGATCGCGCGGGTCATCGACGGGCCAGGCACGGAGGGCGTCGGCGGGAGCAAGGCCGACCGCGTGCTTCAGCGCGTCTACGCACGGCGACGGCAGGCGATCGAGCAACTCCGGCGCGAGTCGCCGCTGCTGGACCAGGAACTGACGCGCCGCGAGCGGCTCGTGATCGAACAGAAGACGCGCGGCCCTGCGGCGCCGCCGCCCGCCGTACCGGGCGGTGGCGGCTTCGGCGATCTGCTGCGCTCTCTCGGGAGGTAAGGATGGGGGTGCCGCCGGTGCGACGGGCTGACGATCCGCAGGGCGACTTCCGCGAGCAGCGCCAGCCGCAAGAGATGATCGACTTCGGCTTCGGGCGGTGGCGGCTGAAGGCATCAGGCGCGCTGACCCTGATCCTCTTGGGCATCCTCGCCATCGTCGGCGCGCAACTCTACGTCGGCTGGGAGATCCGCTCCGCATCGAGCGCCGAGCACGGGGTGGTGCTCAAGAGCCAGGGGCTACTCTTCACGGCGCAAGATCGCCTAAGCTGCATCGTCACGCTGTCGGCCGAGGAGCGCCAGGCCCTCCGCCACGAGTTCCGCCCCGGGGCCTTCGCCCGCTGGTGCCCCTGGGTGCGCGAGAACGAGCGGTGAAGCTCCTGGCGAGCGCACTGGCGGTCGTGAGCGTTCCCCTCGGGCTGCTCGCCTCACTGGTCGGCGATCCGGTTGATGTGTGGCTACTCGTCACGATCGGCCTGCTCGCCCTGTTGTGCTGGAGCGCGCAGTAACTCCGCGGTCCGCGTGAGGTACGCCGCGCGCAGGGTCTGGTACCGGAGGATCTTCTGCGCGCGTCTGGCGCCGCACCGCGCGGCCATCCTCCGGATCATCTCGCGCAGTGGCCCGCGGGGCGCAAAGGAGGTGCCGCGACCGAGATGGGCCCAGAGCGTCGAGCCCCACTCATCGATGTATTCCGCGATGCCGCCTCGTCCCTGATAGTACTGACCTGCATGCGTGAAGGGCAGCACCTTGCAGCGCCACCGGAGACACGCGAGCACGCCCGTGTCGTACCGCAGATAGCCGAGGCCGGGTTCGTGGCGTGCTCGGAACGTGACGGCGTGCTCGAAGGCGTCGCGCGTGAAACTCAGGCAATGCGCATGCGGCACGATCTGACCATCTACGCAGACCTGATTCACCAGGCCGCGCGACCGCATGCCGCCGACGACGTCGTAGTCCTCGGCATGGTAGCGCTGGAGCGTCGGGAGCCACTGGCGCGACAGCACGCAGGCGTCGTCATCGAAAAGGATGATCTGCTCGGCATCCCCATAGGCGCGTTCTTGTCGCACCGCCTCGATGGTCTCCGCGTGCTCCTCGGCGCGCTGTCCTGCCGTCCAGCGCAGGAGAATTCGGACCTCGGGTGCGAACGTCCGTAGGCTGCGCACCGCGAGCCGCGCCAGCTCAGGACGCGCCGAGGCGATGATCGCGTAGGCGGTCATGAGGCCCACCATGCGCCGAGGAGAAAGCCGGCGCTGACCAGGCCCACGCTGGCGGCGATCAGCACAACGAGAACGATGACGATGTCCGCGTCGTCGATCGGCTCGTGAAAGCACCTGAGTCTCATGCGAATCTCCAATTCCCCGTGGAGGCGATCAGCGCCACGGCGTTCATGACGCGCACCGCACGATCGCGACGTAGAGCACGACGATGCCGAGTACGCAGGCGAGCCCTAGGATGTCGATGACGACATAGGCGGGATCAATCGACTCGTCGCAGTCGCACTTCCAGCGGCTCATGGCAACCTCCAATTCCCCGTGGACCACCGTGGCATCGCGAGCGGATGCGGGCGCATCATCGTGGCGGCGAAGCCGAGGAGGACGCCCTCCGCTCTGAGCCGGCGCAGCCCCTCGGGCGTGTACGAGCCGCAGGGATGGGACATATAGGCAGAAGTGCCTACCGTGCCGATCAGATACGCGGAGGTTGCATATTCCAGCGCTTGCTGCTCGACGCTCAACGTCGCCAGAGTCATCGGATGGCTATGGGAATGGAAGCCGACGCGGTGCAGGCGTCCATGATAGTCGCGTAAGTCTGGTGCACCGAACCAGTGCCAGGGCGGCGTCTTCTTCGGCGCCAGCGCCCACATCACGCGCTCGTACTGCTCCGGCGTCACGAGCGCGTTGCGCCACCAGCGAAACTCGCGCTCGGGCACGGTGAGATAGGGGCGATTCTCGAGGAAGGCGCGCGGCATCGGACGCGCCTTCAGCATCGCTCGCGCATAGGGACGCCACGCCGCATCGAACGCCTGCGGCGTCTCATACTGCATGCGAATCCACCGCGCGTCCGCGACCATGTTCCGGACACCGAGGAGCGTGCCGGTAATGATGAACAGGAACGCGGTCAACTTGCGTGCCTCAAGCACCTCCAACCCGATCCGCTGGCAGACGAGCCCGTCATCCATCGTGACGCAGACGGCGTCGCCGAGCTTCTTCTTGCGGAACGCCTCCAGCCACTCCTGCGCGCCGATGAGCCGCGTGCCGTAGGCGTCGAGGCCGTCTGACCACTGTTCGGCGGTGAGCGCGTCGTCGGTCACGGGATCGTCGGGACCGCGGAAATAATGCGCGAGAATGCCGTGAGCGCGGCGGGGCGGTTTCATAGATGAGTTACCTCAAGGATGTCATCAATGCGTCGTCGCAGATCCTCCGCCTGCAGATCGAGGCCCTCGAAGTAGTGTCGCAGGGGGATCTCGACGGCCAAGAGGAAGGCGCCAATTTCGGAGAGCAACTGGAAGCGCTCCTCATCAGTCTGTGGTTTCATCCCAGCCTCGCCAGGTACTCAGCGGCGACCGCCTCGGTGAAGTCAACGTGATGCGAGACGCGGCAGCGGTCATACCAGTACCCGGACCACTTCACGTCCGAGTGCGCCACACATCGTACCATCGCGCGAATGCCGCGTTGCACGACATCCATGCCGCGGCGGAACGGGTCCGTGATCGCGAGATCGCTGCGCACCTCGGCCAACACGCGCCCATCGTCGAGCGTGGAGGCGAGCTGCTGCACTTGCGCCCCGACCAACTCCGGGCGCCCGTCGTACTCCGCCCAGAAGTTGCAGGCGCTGCCGCGATAGGCTGGCGCGATACCAGCGTGGAGATTGAGCGCCTTCTGAGCGATCATATCGTAGAGCGGCGACGTGATCCACGATGCGCTGAACACGACGATGCGTGTGGCAGCATGCCCCAGCACGCAGGCGTCCAGGAGCGCACTAATCTCCCCAGGACGCACGGCGATGACGGGCGCATTGATGCGCAGATCGCCACCGAACACCGCGCGCTCTGCCTCCCGCACGCGCCACCAGTACTCGCGCAGCGCAGGAGTCTCGGGCGCCGCGAACGTCTTGGGCTCGACGAAGACGGCGAGGAGCTGGTGCCCCGCGCCCTGGAGCGCGCGCACGAGCGCGGCGTGGCGCGGTTGGTTGGAGGTGAAGACGACGAGCGTCATGATGGTAGAAGTCCACGTTGACGGACCAGCGTGGCGCAATCAGCATCCAGCGCCCATGAGGCGTCGGTAGGCGCTGACGAAGAAGATGCTCTGGGAATCAGACCGAGACGAGGCAGGAGTGCCTGGAGGTCCGCGATTAGGCGTTCGACGTCATGGCGATCCCCGATCGACCACAGGGAGCATTGGTGTGTGAGGCTGGCCATGCCAGTGTCATCATCGATAAAGGCTTGTCCTGATTCGTAGCGTTCCCGCTGGCTCATCCCTCGATCTCCACGAGCAGCGCTTCGGCCTCGCGCCACCAGAACTGGTAGCGGTCATCCTCGATCGAGCGCATCGGCGGGCGGCGCTTCAGCATCGCCACGAGGGCGTCGAACTGCACGAGCTTGCCGTCGCGCGTGTCATCCTTGCGGTTGCGGTGGTCCTGGGGCATGCGTGCCTCCTTGCGGCGGCGGTCCCGCCTGGAATTGAACGGTGATGCCGTGCTGCGCGCCGATGTCCACGCCCGTCCGCACGACGCTCTCGACGATCTTCGCGAGGACCGCGGGCGGGGCTTGAATTTTACTGACATAAACGCGGCGCGTAAAATCGCTCAGTATGTGGATCGTGACTTCGCACAAGATGTCGCTGCCAAGCAAATTGCCCTCGGCGGCGATGAAGTCTTTAAGCCCACGCCATGCCTTGCCTGACCAGCCCTTACCCTTCCACATCTATGCACTCCTTGCCCGACCCTGCCAAACCTCTGCGGGCCATTCCACAGCTGTCCATGCCGAACCCTGCCGAGCCCGGCCGGCCTTACTTGAACTCCGCGACCTGAAATCTCCCATAGGTCGGCCGGAAGTCCGCGAGCCCGACGAGCCGGCCTGCGTTCCCGATCGCCGCGCCGAGGATCTCGCGCGTGATGTACTCGGGCAGGATCACCTGCAACTCGAATGTGGCGTGCCACCCCTTGTGGAATGCGGGGCGCACGCGGTTGACGCCGTTGCGCTGCACGACGACGCGCCGCTGGTCGAGGTAATCCCACTCCACCTTCCCGAGTGAGGCGTACTCGGTGAGTACGACGAGCCCCGCCTTGAACAGGTCCATCGCGCTCTTGCGCGGGCTCCGCGGGTCCTGGATGTACTTCGCGGCGTGGATGATCGCCTGGCGGAAATACTCGCCGGGAATGCAAATCTCGTTCGCCTCGTTGCGGTACACGTAGGACTCGACGTTGTCCTCCTTCTTGCCCTTCGAGCCCTTGGCGGCTTTGGCCTTCTCCTGCACCGCCTCGACGTTCCAGGCGTGGAACAGGAGCGCCGCCGTGCCCTCGATCGCTACCTTTACCGCGTAGGGCTCTGTGAGCGCGATGTCGTTCGCGCCGCCGTTGCTCACTGGACCGATCGCTGTCGCCTTCTTCATGTGATTCTCCTTATGGATGCCATGCCAAACCCGAGCACACCGAACCGCGCCTAACCCGGCCAGGCCGGGCCCAGCCGAGCCACTCCTTGCCTTGCCACGCCCAGCCTTGCCTCGCCAGGCCGTGCCCCATCGCGCCACGCCGCGCCGAGCCTGATCCAGCCCGGCCTTGCCATACCATTCCTCGCCCCTGTCCGGCCCTTCCACGTAGTTACATCGCCTCCATGCGCTGAATGATCTCCTCGGCGACTCCCCGCGTTCTCCCGGCGAGCCAGCTGTCCACATACGCGCGCCGCGCCTCGTGATCCTGCGTCATCGTCGGCTCCCAGTGGTCGAGCCACCGCGCGGCCCCCTCGACGCTCATCGACTCGACGACGCCGGGCCACGCATACGGGCTCCCCTGGCGCGCGCGCATCAGCGCGTAGGTGCCGCAGTGCCGGAGATGCCACTGCGGCAGGCGCACGCTGAGCGCCAGGACACCCGCCGCCGCTGCCTCGCAGCCCGCCGCGGATTGGTGGACGACGGCAAGCGACGCGCGCCGGAGCGCAGTCAGCGACGCCCAGGGATACAACGTGTCGTCACCGAGCACCTCGTCCGCCAGCACCTCGACGAGTTTCGGCAGGCGGATCTTGGCGCGCGTCTTGATCAGGAGCTTCACGCGGGCGTGGCGAGCGGCCCGCCAGAGAACGATCGCGAGCACGCACGTCATCGCGTACCGCCACGCGCGGTGCGGCCCGGGAATGCGCGTCTTGGGCGGGAACCAGAGGAGATGCCGTTCGTCGGTGAACGGCACGTCCGCGAGCCCGTCGAGCGCGAGCATCCCGTGGCGCAGCGTGCGGTGCTGGACGTGGGCGAAGTCGGCGCGCACCGTCAGCTGGTCGTACCACGCTTCGAGATGGCACCACTTGACGCCGCGCACATACGGCAGCGGCGGCGGGCCGGCCAGCCAATCGCCCGCGAACATCTCGGGGCGGATGACGACGTCGCCCGCGATGGCCTCCGGTAACTCGTCCTTCGTCCACTCGTCATCGGGCTTGGCGTCCGCGGGATCGCCGACGTAGACGACCTCGTGGCCGCGCCGCTTCGCCGCGCGTGCGAGCGGACCAGCGAAGACGAAGAAGGACCGGCGAGGGACATACAGGCCGAGGATCACAGCGGCAGCACCTCTTGGCGCAGACGCTTGACGGTGATCTCGCAGTATTTCGGCTCGATCTCGATGCCGATGGCGCGGCGGCCGAGATCCTTCGCCATGCGCAGGGTCGTTCCACTTCCAGCGAACGGGTCAAGCACAACCGCTCCGGCAGAAATCAGCCTGTCGATATAAACCGCGCCGTCCGCGCCCTGCTGCCAAGGGTGGTCTTCTTTCTCTCTCGCGGTGCGCGTCGTGTCGGTAATCGGTGGCGATACAGGCAGGGCAGGCGGCTTGCGGCACCAGATGATTGGTTTCCAGTGAGCACCAACACCTCGCGACCAGATGACGGCGTTACCACCAGCGTGCAGGCAAGCCACTAACCACCAAAACTCGAGGTGCTTGACCATCTTCGGCAACGTGTCGTAAATGAATCGGTGGCCCGCATAGGCGAAGCAATGCCCCCCGGGAACCAATACGCGCGCCCCATGCTCAGCAACGAAAGGATACGCCCAGGTGAACTCGTAAAGATACGGAGGATCGGTCCAGATCATGTCTACTGGACCATCCACCAATGGCAGCACCTCCCGGCAATCCCCGCAGTACAGCGTGACGCCGGGCTCCTCGTAGAAGAGGAAGTCGCGAAGGATCACGCGAGCGCCCTCCGCACCGTAGCGATCACCGTCGCCTGCTCGCTCTCCGTCAGGTCCACCGAGCAGGGCAGCGAGATGCCGTACTCCGCCACGTGTCGCGCCACCGGAAAGTCACCGTCGCGCCGGCAGTCGGCGAAGAGCGGCAGGTCTGGCAGGCAGGGCCAGACGTGTCGTGCCTCGACGCCCGCGGCTTGGCAGGCGGCGACTACGGGCCCGGCGGGCACGGGCAGGAGCCCGACCGGCTGCCAGTAGGTGATCGATGGCTGCCACGGGATTTCGGGCAGCTCCATCGCATAGCGCCACGCGAGCTGCTGCTTGCGCGCGATGGTCTGCGTCAGCATCTCAAGCTGGGCGCACATGACGGCGGCCTGGAGGTTCGACATCTCGAAGGGCCAACCGAGCGCGTCCCAGATGTGCGGCGCCCCAGGCACGCGAGCGCCGCGGATCAGGTGGCGCATCCGGTCGGCCTCGTACTTCGCCGCGCACAGTACGGCGCCCCCGCCCCCGCCCGTGGCGAGCTTATTCTGATTGAAACTCAGGACGCCGAAGCGTCCGCGCAGGGTCCAGGCGCCAAGCGCCTCGCAGGCGTCGTCGATCGGCGCTGTCCCTGGCGCGATCATGCCGTAGAGATGCACCTGGACGTCCACAGGCACGGCGGCGCCCCAGGTCACCGGGTCGATGTCCACGAAGAGCGGCCACGCCCCCCAGAGCCGTGCGGCTTGCGCGGGCGCCAGATACGTGAGCGCCGGCATGCGGTACACCGGGCGGCGCGAGGCTTCCATCGCCAGGAACAGGCCCGCGGTGCCGCTCGACACGCAGACGGCGTACCCGCCGCACTGACGCGACAGCGCCTCCTCGAGCCGGTCGAGGTAGGCGCCGCGCATCAGCTCGCCGCGCTGCATCGCGTCGCGCACGTACTCCTCCTGCCGTGGCGCGAGAAAGGGCATGCAGTGCGGGATCACAGGCCGAACACTCGCTTGACTATTTCTAGTTCAGCCATATCAGGACAGGCGAGATTCGTGGGATATTCTAGCCACTGCTCACCATCAGTCCACAAGCGTCGTAGTGATGGATACTCGGGTGGGCGTTCTTTGATCCAGGGGCGAAATGGACCCCAGAACACGCGCAATCTTTTCATCGATACGCCTCCCACGTCGCCCGCAATCCCAGCGCGAGCGGGACGCGCGGGCGCCACCCGGTCAGACTCGTCAGGCGCTCGATGCCTGGGATGCGCGCGCGCGGGAAGCCGCGCAGGGCGGAGCCGATGATGATCGGGCGCTCAATACCCGCGACGTCCTGCAGGCGCTGCATGAGCCGGCGCATCGTCACGGGCTCCTCGGGATTGCCGATGTTCACGATCACGCGATCGAGCGTCATCGCCGCGAGGATGCCCTGCACGGCGTCGGCGATGTAGCAGAACGCGCGGATCGCGGTGGGGTCCTCGACGGTGACATGGTCGCCGGGGTCCCGGAGTTGCAGGCAGAAGCGCGGGATGACGTGGTCCGTGCCCATGCCCGGACCGTAGACGTTGTGGAAGCGCCCGATCACGTAGGACTGCCCCGAGAGGATCGCTGTCGTCTCCTGCCACACCTTGCCGACCGCGTAGGCGGCGCGCGGCGCGGTCAGGTCCGGGATCACCACCGGCGCGTCCTCGCTGGTAATCGGGCAGTGCCCGCCGTAGAGTTCGGACGTCGAGGCGACGAAGTGCTTTGTCGCCTTGATCGCATGGAGCCATGTTGCAGACACGGAGGCGACGGTCGCCGTGCGTCCGGGCTCGCGCTCGACGTTGGGGACACCGACAATCGCGGCGAGGTGGAAGCACCAATTCCAGGGAGTCAGATTCCAAAAGTCGATGAGCGCGGGCATCTCGCAAATATCGAAATCGCACACACGACATGCATTAGGCAGCGGAATGCCTGTATTCCGCATTCTATTGTCGATGATCGAGACCTCGTGTCCGAGCGCGACCAGCGCCTGCGCGAGGTGCGAGCCGATGAAGCCGGCGCCGCCGATGAGAAGGCATTTCACGGCGTCTCCTCCAGATTCAACAGGGCTGGATTCAAGACACCAGTACCCGCATTGGCACGCTCGCCTTCGTGTCCGATTTGCGTCTCCAGGTTATGCCATCGGCGCAACGTCTCGCCCCACGCCCACGACGTCGCCAGTACACTGACCGCCGCGCCATACATGAATCTCGTGATGCCGTCGGTGTTGGCATCATGGCTCGCCTGTTTCGCCACAGATGTAAGCAACGCCTCGTCCCCGCCCGCGCGTTCCTCGATGAGGTTCGCCCAACGCTCTGCGTACTCGATCACGGCCTGTCCGTACCCACTGTCCATGTTTGCGTCGCGCCACTTCTTCCATGAGGTCTCGTCGCTGATTTTCATGGCGTTTCCTCCTGTGCGCGGATCATGGCGTCCATTCCTGCAATAGCCGTACTATGCGCGGCACGCTCTGGCCGTCTCCGTAGGGCACGCGCTCCCGTCCCTGCTGGCGCACGCCGATCTCGACGGTGCGCAGCCCGACGAACGGCGCCTCGATGACGAGGGCCGAGGAGTTCCCGATCAGCACGTCCGCCTCATAGAGGAGCGCACGCCATGCCGCGTCCGTGACACAGTCCACCATGCGGTCGCGCGTGTAGCGCTCGCGACCGGGGTCCTGACAGGGCGTGAACCACAGCGCCTGCCGGTCGCCGATCGCGGCGACGCACTGGCGGTATTCCGCCTCGGCGTCCACGGTCGCCCGCGTCGTCGGATGCAAGATCACGAGCGCCCAGCGGCGAGCCGCGTCCAGACGCAGATGCCGCGCCAGGACGCTGCGCGCCATGTGCGGGCGCGTGAGCCGGTCGAGCCCCGGCGCCCCAGTGACGTGGATCGTCTCCTCGGGAATGCCCATTGTGAGCAGGCGCTGGCGGTGCAGGTCATGGCAGCAGAGCCGGAGCGCGGCGATCCGCGAGATGAAGTGGCGCACGTCGTCGTCGAAGGCGTGGGGCGTGGATTCCCCAGCGTGCAGCTGGATGATCGGCACGCCTTCGCCGAGGGCGCGGCAGGCGATCTCGCCCATCTCCCAGCGGTCGGTGGGAATGATGAGCCCCTCCAGGTGCCGCACGGTGCGCGCCGGATGATGCACCCAGGCGCACCGCAGCGCCTGGCGCAACTCGCCCGTGTGCCCCCAGTCGGAGCGCGCGACGGTCGCGATGCCGAGGCGCCTCACATCCATGTCTCCGCCTCCCGGATACGCTGGACATACATGTCAAAGGCGGCTGGCACGAGCGAGACCGCATAGTCCGGATTCGTCTCTGGGGTGCAGTTCAGCATCACGTGCGCCTCGATGATCTGCGCGCCGGCTAGGACCGCACGGGCGCCGGTCTCCCACCATCCCGTATGGTCGGAGAAGCCGTGCAGCCCGTACCTGTGGATCATACTGAGCGCCATCTCCTTGGCGAGCGTCGGATACTGCGGGATGCAGTGGAGGTACTCGAAGCGCTTGTGGCGCCGCCGCCCGTTGAGTTGGGCGTGGGACCATCCGCCCGTCGAGACCACGATCGGGGCGCTCTCATCGTGCCAGAACCAGTCAAGGAGCAAGTCGTCGCTGCGCGAGGATTCCCAGGAGCCGACCTTGCGGCGATGCGTCAGCGGGGCGATCTTCATCACGTCCTCGCGGAGGTAGACGGTGCACATCGCCTCGACTGACGTCGGAATATCGTGGAGCCACTCCGCAGGCATCCGGTAGTGTTCGAACCACGCCGCATCGCCCCCGCGTCCGCGATGCGTCGCCATCTTCAGGCTGTCGGACCAGTACTGGCCCTTGATCGCGTCGGCGCCGGCCTCCACCGCCACGTCGATGAGGCGGCGCCAGGTGTCGCGGTCGCCCTCGTGCGCGATGCCGAGCTCAGCGATCACGTAGGTAGGCGGCATAGTGGCGCTCCGCGCGCACGAGATCGTGTTCGTTGTCGATGTTGATATGCGCCGGGCCGACGAGGTCCACGCACCGCGGTCCCATGATGCGGCCGGCGTCGAGGCACGCCCGGCGCGTGGTGTAGACGCTCCCGTTTGGATGCCCATGCGCGACCGTGACCGTGGAGTCCGCCTCGAAACGGTCGAGCGCCTCGATGGCCTCGTCGATCTCGATGCCGAGACGAAACGGTACTGTCGGCTGGAGCGTGACGATGACTGTGGACGCCGGATAGAACTGCACCGCATGTAGGAGCACCGGAAGCGTCGGCGTCTCATCCTGCGCCAGATACTCCGGCCGCAGAATCCACGCGCAGCGCAGACGCGCCGCCTCCTGCACGATCGCGTTGTCGTCCGTGCTCACGACGATCTCATCAAGTCGCGTCGCCGCGCGGGCGCTCTCGATCGCCCAGGCGACGAGCGTCTTACCGCCGATCTCGCGCAGATTCTTGCGCGGGAGCCGCTTGCTGCCGCCGCGCGCGGGGATGACGGCGAAGATCATGTTTGAACCTGCCACTCTTCGATATCGGCGAATTCCCATGCGACGTCGGTCGAACCTCCTTGTTTCTTATGCTCACGTATTGCTGCATTTGCGGCCTTGCTTGTGGCATAGACACTCAAAATTTCGCCGCTTTCGATATCATGGAAGATCACCACAAAGACTTTCATCGCAGCCTCTCCGCGAAGTCGAGCACTCGGATCGCCTCGTCCATCGTGCACAGCCTGTTGTTGCTCTCGCCCGTCATCCGCAGCGTATGCAGCTCCTGCGCCTCGTGGAGGAGCCACGCGGAGGGATCTTCCCACGCGGGCTTGATCTGATCGGGTTCCTCCAGGTACTCCCGCCTCCACTCCACCACGCCGCGCTCGCCGATCACCTTGAGCCGCGTCTCGTGGGGCGACCAGAAATCCATCCGCAGCGTGCCCTCGAAGGCCATGCCGAGCTCATCGGCGTACCACCGCAAGCTGGCGCAGCACTCATCGCGATAGGCGAACCCGTCGATGTCGAGCGGCATGCCGAACATCTGGAGCAGCAGATCCAGCATGTGCGAATGCTCCAGAAGCACGCCGCCCTCGGCCGGATCGGTGAGCCACGGCTGACGCTCGAGGGGGCCTTGCTCGCTGTACACGGCCTCGAGCACACGCACCGGGGCGATCCGCGCGATGGCGTCCTTGAGCTGGAGCGTCGCCAGCGCGAAGCGGAGACAGTAGCCGACGTAGACATGGGCGCCCGCGGCGAGCGCGGCGTGCTGGAGCCCGTCCGCCTCGGCGGCACTCGTCGCCAGCGGCTTCTCCACCAGCAGCCAGCGCGCACCGACGTCGAGCGCGGCCATGACGTCCGTGACGTGCTGACTCGGCGGCGTCGCGATCACCACGAGATCCGCCCCCTCGACCGCCTCGCTCCACCGCGCCACGGTGCCCCGGTTTGGCACGACGTCGTAGACCGCCACGTCGTAGCCGAGGCGCGCGAAGTTATGGGCGTGCCTGCGTCCGATGTGACCCCCGCCGATTACGGCGCATTTCATCACAATCCCCTCGTGAACAATTCTTTCGCTCGATGCCAGAACGGGCGCGTCTCTGAATGCGTGATGGCGGCCGGCTTCGATTCTTCGCGATGGCGGATCGCGCAACCACGATGAGCGTATACGAGTCCGGCATCAGCCAAGAAACCGATTGACGTGAAATCGTCAATGCCCCCGAGAAACCCTCGGACATGACAGTACTTACATTCGACGTGCGCCCAACCATCTCTGTAGGCGTCCCAGCTTTCCCAGCCACCCGGACGCTCATGCTCATCACAACCGAACCATGCTGCATCTTTCAGCTTAAAGCACCCACATGCGAGTACTCGTTCAGGCGGCGTACTCCATGACCAAGGATCAGTCGTCGGCTTCATATCAATCTCGCGCTGATGGTGAGCAGCATGAGCCCCAGCACCGGGTGGCGCCACGGCCAGTGGACGAGCGAGATCACGGCGCCGGCCACCCAGGCCGCCGCCCAGGGATCGCCGAGCCGCAGATGCCAGACGATCGGCGCGGCGAAGGCGAGCACGCCCACGAGTCCGACGAGCCCGTATTCGTAAAGCACTTGGAGGGGTTCGTTGTGGGCCTCGCCGATCGGCAACTCCCTGACGGATCGGGAGCCCCAGAGACGCCCCGCGGTCTTGAGGCTGCCCGGCCCGCACCCGAACCAGCGGTGTCCGTCGCGCCACCAGCCGCGGAGCAGGCACCGCATCATGGCGACCCGAGACCAGAGCCCGTCCGGGGAGTCGCCCCGCGGCGTCCGTTCGAGCACGCGCCAGCCCGTCAGCCGTGTCAGGACCACCGCCAGGATGCCGCCTGCGGTCCCCAGCGCCCCCAGGAGCCACGAATCCGGGTGGACCCAGATCAAGGCTACCCCCAGCGCCAGAAAGGCCGTCCAGGAGCACGTCAGGTAGAGCCCGATGGCGAGGAGCGGCCATCCCCACCAAGGGCAGAACGGGGCGAGCAGGACGAAGTAGAAGCTGCTGACCACGGGGGAGCCCAGGAGCCCCTTGGTGCGGCGCCCCCAGCTCCGGCGCTTGACCGCTGACCAGTCCGCCCTCTGCAGGACGAGGCACCACGCGACGTGGTAGACGGCGCCAGCCAGCCACGCCCAGGGGAGCCAGATCCAGGCGGTCTCGGGCAGCGTGCGCAGAAGGCCCCAGGTGGCGGCGACGGCGACCCAGCCAAGGAGCGGGCCGTGCAGCTCCATGCTGCGCCAGCGGACGAGGCACCAGAACGCGAGGATCGCCAGCCATGCGGCGCCCTGCCAGGCGAACCAGGCGATCCCGAGCAGCAGCAGCGCGCGCAGCCAGCGGTTGCGTGCCGCGTGGATGTCGGCGTCGCAGACCATCTTGATCGGATTCCAGGGCGCGAGCGCGACGGCGGAGGCGACCAGCCAGGGGATCATGGACGCGTGGCGATGGCGAGCAGAAGCCAGATATATAGATCGGCGTCGTTGACATTCCACATTCCTCGCATGATCAGCAGCACGAGCACTGTCGCTAGAGCGATGAAATGTATAGGAGCAGTTAGACTGAATTTCATCGCCGCCTCGACACGCGGTAACCGTCGCGCTCCCAAACCAACTCCAACTCGCGGTAGAGGTATGCGCACGTCTCCTCGCGCTGTGCCTCGGTCGCGAGGTCCAGATCGTTGCGCAAGGGATTCCCGACGAAGTTCCAGTGCAGCACGCCGCCCGGCGCCAGCTGGGTCCGCAGCCACTTCGCCGCCGCCAGAGGATCGCTCAAGTGCTCGAATACATCGAGCGCCGTGATGACGTTATAGGGAGCCACCGCGCGCGCGACGTCTCGGAGACGCCACTGGGCATAGCGGAAATGCGGCGCCGCCGCGAGGTCCACGACGTGATACTGCCACTGTGGCTTCTGCCGCACGCAGTACGTGGTGACCGGCGCGATGCCGCAGCCGTATTCCATCAGCGCGCCGTGCGTCCCGCGCATCGTCCAGAGGACGCGCCGCCACGCGCTGTGGCGCCGGTGGACCAGATTGCGCCAGAGCATGTAGTCGCACTCGGTGTAGAACGCGAGCGCCTCGGCTTCCGTCATCACGGGCTTCAGGCGCTGCTCGGCGTCCAGGCGCTTCAGGGTGTATCTCACCCACATTTCCTCGGGCGTCATCCGCGGCTGCGCGAGATAGGTCTGAAACTCCTGGAGCCACGCTTGCGGCCAGCCGAGTTTCTCCGCGAGCCGCCGCAGGCGCGGCTCCCAGCGGTCGAGATGATGCGCGAGGGTCAGTCGCGCGCGCACAGCGCCGCCTCGAGCTCGTCCATACTGTCCTCCCAGTGCAGCACGAAGTCGCGGTCATGCCAGACGCGCCAGCCCTCGGGCACCGGGGAGCCCGGCGCCACATACTGCGTCACAGGTACGCCGAGCGCGTAGCCGAACCACTTGCAGCCGACCGAGGGCTCGATCGCCTCCGGCTCCCGATGCCAGGCGCGGTTACTGCCGATCCAGCGCGGGAGGTGTCGCCCACGATCCGGGATGCAGTGCGTCCAGCCGTGGAGCGCCACCTCGATGGAGCCGCGCGTGGCGTGCGCGACGACGACGCGCGCCTGATCGGGGAACTTCTCCGCGTAGGGCAGGAGCGTGCCGTCCGCCTCGACCCAGTTCGCGGTGATCGCCACGATCAGGACGCGGCGGGCGCGGGCACAGGCGGAGAAGATTATCTCCATCTGCCAAGGCGCGAGCTCGCGGTACGGTCCCCACGCGCCGAAGAGCCGCCGGTCGTGCAGCGGCCAGACGTTCGCCCAGCGGTGGCGCGACCAGCGCTCGTACTGCTTGCTGCTGGCGCCGAGATCGTCGAGGCGGAGGTTCATGCGCGGCGCCGCTCGTCACGGCGGCGCTCAAGCGTGTGCGTGTGCGTGCGGCACGGGTCGCAGAACTTGCGACGGGAGCGGTCCCGCAGAAAGGCCGCGCCGCAGCGCGAGCACCGCGCCTCGCGCGGCGTGCGAGGATCGCGAAACCCGACTTGCCGCGCCCGATGCGGCATGACGTAGGAATGCATCGGCTGCGTGTGCCCGTTGAGACAGCGCCGCATCGCATCGACGTTCCACCCGACGCGCGTCGGATCGGTGCGCGCGCGCTCGTGCACGACGTCGAGCAGGACGGCGGCCCCGCACCGTGGGCAGCTCATCGCAGCGCCTCGACAGCTTCGGCGGCAGAGTGGACCACGGCGGCGAGCCCGCCAGCGGCGCGCACGGCGTCGAGGAACGCCTGCTGCTCGGCCGTGGCGTCCTGGCCGGGCCGCTTGACTTCGAGCGCGACCCAGACGGCGTACCGACCAGGCCAGGAGGACTGATCGCGCGCAATCATCGTGACGGTGATCATTCTCCACCCGATCAGATCGCTCATCCCCTTCATCCCGCCGAAGCGCACGAGCCGCGAGCGTCCCTTCTCGCCGGGCATCCGCAGCACGCGGCTGTTGACGCGCCAAAGCGTGACGCCTGGCAGTAGGTTGCACGCACGCAGAATCTCGCGCGTGATCTCGGACTCGGTGCGCTCAGCCACGCGGGGCCTGCATCGCCGGGGCTCGCCCTCGTTCACCGTCCAACACGTCTCGCAGACGCCGCTTCCCGTGGCGCTGGCAGAAGCGCCCGAGTATCGCGT